CTTGGAGCCGAGCGCGACGTGCGGGGTGCGCACCCACACGCCGCGCGGGAGGTGCTGCTCCATCCGCCCGTGCTGCCACGAGTGGCGTCCATAGGGGTGCGTGCCCTTGCCCGTGCTGACGAAGTAGGCCTCGCGCGCACGCTTGGCCCTGCTGCGCCTGCTGCTCGACGCATTGGCATCCGAGCCTGCCAGGCTGAAGGCCTGGAGCTGACTGAGGATCTTGACGATCTGCCCCCGGCTCATGTTCCCGAACGCATCCAGCTTGGCGCCTGCACCGGGTACGGCCCGCTCGTTCGCGCGCATGAGACCACGTTGCACGAGCATCTTCTCGAAGCGCTTCTGTGGACGGGTTCCACCCACGATCTGGGGCAACAGGTAGTGGTCGGGGCGCTCGAAGTCCTTCACCCATACCCGTGCCTCCAGGTCCTGCTTCGTCGCGGTCTTGAGGTACAGGGAGTTGACGGTGTAGCGCGTGGGCCTGTCGAAGACGGCACGGATCTCCGACTGCTCGTCCCGGCGGACATCCTGGGCTGTACGAGTAAGCGCGAGGGCGAGGGCGAACGGCATTTGGCGCTGCTGCCCTGCCAGCGCGCGTTTGATCTCGGGGTAGTTGTCCCTGATGTCGATCCTCATTTTCATCAATCCTTTTCTTTTTTCAAGGGAAATAGGGGGAGAGGGGGCGCGCGCGCGAGCGCGTTGCGTAACGCGTTTCGCCCGCAGCCCGCGTGGTTACGTGAGTTACGCCGTTACGCGGGCATGCCGTGCGCACATGCGCATGCACGCACGCACACGCCCGCACGCACATACGGGAGCGAAGTGGCGTAACACGCGAAACACGCGTAACGACGGGGCCTAGCGCGCGAAACACGTTACGCATCTGGCGTAACAGGGGGGTCTTCCCTGCCCTCTTGGTTGTTCCTGAAAAAGCGGCCGAGCGGCAGCTCGAACGACTCCACCGCCTGCGCCGCCCACTCCCCCTCCGACACGCCGTTGAGCGGGCCGGTGCCGCGTGGCAACCAGCAGCGCACCGCACGTCGACCATTGGTCGCGAGCACGTCCTTGAGCTGGACGACCTTGTATCGAAGCCTCGGTTCCATGCGATCACCGTAGGCGTCTCGCTCAACTCGCTCCAGCACCCACCGCTCGGCGTTCTTCGTGAACTGCGCCCTCGCAGGGGGCCATCGCTCCCCTGCCTGATCGCACCAGCGTCGGAAAGCCCGGTAGAGCTGCTCGGCAGAGCAGACCTGCATAGGGAGGGGGAGCAGGCCCTGGGTCCATTCGGACATGAAACGCTCGGCCGGCCGCATACCCAGCTCGATGAGATCGGCCTTGGCCGCCGTCATGAGCGGCTTCGTATGTTCGTGGAAGTCGCCCAGGTCGTAGTGCAGCAGGTAGTGGAAGAACTTCGAGGCGCCGCCGGCGGCCAGGAACGCCGAGACGCGCTTGTACAGGTCGCCGTCCTCGCTGGATGGCGTGTAGACAACCAGGTAGCGCCTGTCGCCATCCTCCAGCACCAGCGGGAGCTGCTCGTTGGAGAGGAAAACGACATTCGCGTGGTTGCTCTCCCAGCGCGTGGCCTGCTGCATGGGACGAATCGGGATCTGCTCTTCAGTGATGACCCACTTGAGGATGTTCTTGTTGTGATAGAGCTCTTGGCGCGTCACCACCTCATTGCCGATCACCATCAGCTTCGCGGAGAGCCAGTCGTTGAAGCGGTCCTCCAGCTGGGTCTGGCCCACCATCACGCCGTACTTGCCATAGATCGTGCGAATGGCATCGAAAAAGAGGTTCTTCCCCGTGCCCTGCGGCCCATGGAACACGAGCGCCGAGCGCGGCTTTGCGCCCCTGCGCTGCAGCGGCAAGGCCAGCCAGCAGAGCACCCAGTGCATAACCTGCTCAATCGTGAGATCGATGGTTGCGCAGTTGCCGCACAGGTGCCGCAGTAACTCCAGCATGACCTCGACCTCCTCCGGCCGACATGGCGTCGGCTCCATGCCGAATCCGTCGTAGAGGTTGATGCAGACCTTCGGATCGCACGTGTTCGTCGGGTCGAACACCACATCGTCCTGCATCACGGTGCGGCGCTGATCCGACGCTTTCCACATCCGGACCATGTCGGTGCCGTGCGCGTGCGCCATGTTGGCGATCTTCATGATGGTGCGAGTGCTGCCATCCCACACGGTGTCCGTGCCGTAGATCAACGCGAAGTGCGCGATCAGGCTGTTGAACTTGCCGAAGTCGATCGGCTTCTCGGGCTTCTTGCGGCCGCCCTTGGCGCTCGCCCCCTCTCCCGAGTCTCGCGCGCTCGCGCTTTTCTCCGGGGATGGGGGTTTGTCGGTGGCCGAGGACGAACGAGGGCGCCGGGTCTTCGCATCGCCCAACTTCACGACGTTGCTGTCGCCTGGCGAAGACGAATCCTCGGGTACGCCGATGTCGTCAACCATAGGCACGCTCCAGCAGACGCGTCACGCCGCCGAGCTGGCGCTGCACGACTTCCAGGCCCTCGCGCATGCGCAGGTCGTCGAAGTCAGTGTCCTTGTCCCTCCGATCGACCGGCGAGAGAACCGGCCAGACGATGTCGCAGCCGGACACCTGCTTCGCGATGGCCTTCGCAATCGTCCGGCCCGGGTTGTTGAGGACCTTCGTGGCCGGGTCGCGCGTCTTCCAGTCGTCGTCGGCGCAGATCAGCAGCCGCGCATCAGCGTAGAGCGTGCGAAGCATAGGGACGACATGCGCGAGGTTGCCCGCATCGAAGGCGACGAACACAGGGAAGCGGAAATCGAGCGCCAGCCGGCAGGAGAGGCCGGTCGCGAAGCCCTCGACGACAATGATCAACCAGGTGTTGGCGTCGACGATCCCCAACCGCAAAGAGCAGCATGCCTTTTCGAACCCACGCTGGTAGATCTTCTGGCCATCGGGCCGGATGAACTGCAGGCCGCGTAGCGCTTCGTCCCGGGTCAGGTCATAGCGCACGAGTGGCACGACCAAGGTGCCGGGGGGCAGGCGAACAATGGTCTCGCGCTCGCTCCCGCGGCGCGCAGGCCATCTGAGCACCAGGCCCTGCGGCAGGTAGCGGCAGGCCTCGCCGGCGAGACCCTTGCGCGCAAGGTAGGGTGAAACGCCCTCTCGCGCGGCGCCTCGCCACAGCGTGCCCGCGTCCGCCATCGCGTTGGCGACCTCGGCCGCACGGGCGATCACCGCGCGCTCCTCGGCCGCCTTGCGCTCGCGGGCGTGGCGCTGGCGTTCGTCGTCTGAGAGTCTCGACCAGTTGACGTCGACCTTCTGCGACGATCCGCCGTGCCTGTAGGTACCGAAGGTGCCCACGATGAAGCATCCGCCCCGATCGGGCCGGAAGAGGTAGAGCCGATACCAGTCCTTGCCCTTCGCCCCGCACGTCACCTTCTTCGGCGTGTCGAATTTCAAGGGCAAGTTCTTCTGCTGCAGCTCAATGCCGAATGCCTGCATCTGGTGCAGGACCTCCTCATAGTTGTCCATCAAGCCTTCACGTCATCAAAGAGCACCCGCCGCCCCGCCGCGCCCAACACCGCGCACTTGCCTGCGCGCGGCGGTGGAGGAGGAGGAGAAATGGACAAAGAACGAGACGCGCCGGTGTGAGCGGCGGCGGGTGCAAAAAGGGTTGCGCGTCAGGGTCATGCGACCAACTTCGTAGCGGTGATCTCTTCGAGCACGGTCAGCTTGTCGTGGCGCGCGATCCACTGCGAAACTAGGGTGTTGCCGACGAACTGGTTGAAGCGAGCAATGCAGTCACCCGGCAAGCTGCGCCGGGTGGGCTTGTCATCCGGGTTGATCCAGTCGCTGACGTGCTGGGCGTAGAACCCCATCGCCATGGCCATGTCGGCCGGCTTCGAGTTGGGGACTCGCCTCAACTTCCATGCCACCCGCACGACCTCTCGGTACGTCAACGCCGCCCTCACCCAATGCTCGGGGGCCACGCTCGGGCCGTCGAGACGCCCCAGGAGCGGAAACTCCAAAATATCCATCGCCTGCCTCGATAGAAAAAGATCAACGTCTAACCAGTTGCCTAACCAGTTGGCTCGGGCAAAAGAATAAGGGCCATGACGACGCGAAAAATCACGGCCTTTCAGAGTTGCCCAGTCCACGCAACCGGCGCCAGCGGAGGCGGCCGACAGGCGCATGGCCTTGTGGGTGGGCAACTCTGGAAGGGCGCGACGGCACGCACGAGCGCCCTCTTCTCGCGGCGCGAGCTGGGCGGCGAGACGGTGCTGATCGTGGTGGTGCTGTGGGCGCTGAGCGCGCTGGCGATTGGCCAGGACGGGTGTCCGCCCACCCGCGGGGCAGAATCCAAGTTCCCCAACCTGGACCCCGCGAGGGGCGAACGAAATGGAATCCTCCGAATTCAAAGCGCGCCTCGAGGAGTTGGAGCTGCGGCAGGTAGCTTTGCTTGCTGCACTGGCGGCTGTAGTGAAGCACCTGCCCCAGTCGCACTCGGATCTGCGCATGCTTGCTGCCGAGAGCCCGGGTGCACCTGTCCCGTTGTCGGATGCCCATCTACAAGTCTTTGCAACAACCATCCGCGCAGTGCTTCGAGACCCAGATTCCAATCCCTGGCCCGGAGACGAGTAGCGCGCGCCCGCCAGGCGATCGGCTTGAGAGGCTTCGCCATATCAGAGCGCTCCGGGTTGGGTGACAGTCTCTTGTTGGCCGTCGCTGTGCACGGGAGCGAACTCTTCGACCAAGTCGACGACGTTCAGGCGCTCATCCGCGGCTGCCAAGCGCGAGAGCTGAGCCAATGACGGCTTCTTGCCTCGCCACTGCGTCGCGAGCTGCCACAGATAGGCAGGGCTCATACCCGCACGCGCGGCGAGATCGACCCGTTCTTCCTGGGTCAGGGTGGGATGCAGGTCTGAGAGGCGCATTGGCCGATATTAGCGGCGCGCTAGTACTTGTCAATAGCCGTGCGCTATGCCACGAAAGTAGCGTAGCGCTATCCAATCGGCTGATGAAAGTTGTTGAGGACGTGCGGCGCGAGCGGCTGCAGGAGTTGCGCGTGCGTTTCGGCACTCTCGCCGCGCTCAACCGCCAGCTCGGCCGGCTGGATCGCGACGCCACCCTCGGGCAGTACCTGAACAAGTCGGTGGACAGCCGGACCAAGAAGGTCAAGGGCATGGGCTCAGCCTTGGCGCGCGAGATCGAGGAAAAGCTGAATCTCGAAGTTGGGTGGATGGACACGGATCCAGACCTCGTCGCAGGGCAGGCTCCGGCCTGGCCCTTTGCCAACCTCGACTATGGTCGGTTCGAGAGGCTCACGGCCGAGCAGCGGATCGAGATTCAGGGCGTTCTGCGCGAACGCATTGAGCGCTTCGAGGACGAATCATCGGGGGGAGCTGGCACCGACGAAGGCGGGCGCGACCAACTCAGGAACGTCGGGTAGAGAAGCCCGCCGGAATCTACGCGCTATCGCGCAACACGGTCACCGGGACTGTCTCAATCCTCAGTCGGATTCGAGGAATTTGTGTGAAGAACTCCTCGTACTGGTGTACCCGAGTCAGCCCAGAATCAGAGTGGGGTGCGATGCCGCCCGGCTGCGGCCACGCCCGCCAGCGCTAACGAGGAGTCCCAATACGCTTCGAAGTGAAGCGGCCTTACAGAACTCGATTGGAGGGGTTGTGAGCGATTCAGCACTGAGTTATCGCCTGGCTGCGGCTTGGTATCGACTACCCTTCGGGATCCGTGCAGGCGTCGTTGGTGTCGCGCTGTGTGGCGGGACCTATCTCTGGGTTCAGTCTGAGCGCTCTTCCAACATCACCCCTACCGTACCTGTTTCGACTGACGGGACCGCCCATGCCGCCCTGGAGCGCAAGCGAACCGAAGAAGCCGAAAAGCGGCTTGCGGAAGCGACCGCTTCCTGCACCACCGGCCTGAAGGAACTATTGGACGTTGCCCGCGGCTTGGTCGCGGCGGGTGATTTAAACATGGCCGCCGCGAGACTGAACTTCTGCGAAGGCAAGACGAGTGACCCCGCATATGTCTCTCTCGTGCGGCGGATCGAGCGCGAGCGAAAAGTAAAGGCGGAGCGCCTGGCAAGGGCGGAGAAGGCTCTGAAGCGGAGCCAAGGCGTCCACATCGGAATGTCAAAAGAGGACGTTCTTGCGAGTTCGTGGGGCAAGCCACAGCACGTCAACACGACGACCACCGCACGTGGGACGCGAGAGCAATGGGTATATGGACTTCGCGCCTACCTCTATTTCGACGATGGAGTGCTCTCCGCCATCCAGAACTGACCCGCATCGCCGTCCCTAGGCAATCCGCCGTCATTTACGCCCGCAGTCGCGGGCTTTTTTAATGCTTTGCGCGAGTCGCCGAGCGCGCCAGCGAGGCTAGAGCAATGATACTAGCGCCACGCTATTGACTGAGAACTAGCGCGCCGCTAGTATCTGCCCCATCCACTGATGGAGGCCGAATGCTCACCCCCCTCTCCGCTATCCGAGCCGCCAGGCTCAACCTCGCCGAGCCGCTGAGGTTCCTCGACAGGCGCGACCGCCGGTCGTACCTCGTCCCGGTTCATGCGTCCGAGGACCAGGTCTACGAGCTGGCGTCGCGCATGGGCGTCCGCCTTCCCGTCCACACACGCAACGGGGGGCGGTGATGAAGCTGATCCTCATCGTGACCCTCGTCGGCCTCCTGGCGGGCTGCTTCGTGTTCTTGGCCATCAGCGAGCCCGGGCCGACCTGCAGCAAGACCAACGACTGCGTGGTTAAGCCATGAGCGCGCAGCACACGCCGGGCCGCCAATGCGACGAATGCGAGGGCTTCTGCCTTCGCACAGCGACGATCGATGAGGCGAACACGGCCCTGGCCGTTGCCGGCACGCGGCAAGAACGACTCCTCGCTTGCAAGGCTCTGATTGGGGCGGCCCAAGCAGAAGCCCAACGGCTTCGCGCTGCCATTGCTGAAGCCGCCGACAACGGGCAACGCGCACCGGGGCCATGGGAACCCGTGAGCCTGCTGCGCACACCGTATGAAGCAACAGCGCGTCTCGTGGTGCGACGACTGGCATGGAAGGATGGCTGGCCGGAGTCGGAATACCTTCCTGGCACGTTCGCCACCTTGGAGGAGGCTCGCACCGCCATCGCGTTGGCCACCACTCAGGCGCCGTGCGATTTGCACCCTGCGACTGCCGACCTCGTGCGACGGTTCTCAGTTGCGCTTGCTGAAAAGCTGGCCGCCGCCGAGAAGAAATACGGCTACAGCGACGGCTGGTGCGATCCCGACTGGATGGATGAATGCCGAGCGAAGCTGCTCGAACACGTCAGCAAGGGTGATCCGCGCGACGTGGCGGCCTACTGCGCCTTCCTCTGGCATCACGGCGAGAGCACCACCGCCACCGCGCCGAGCACCGCTTTCGCCAAGGCCACCGGGAGCGCGGCATGACACCCGTGCAGAAGCAGCGCCTCCGCTTCAACTCCCTGGTGCCACCGCCGATCAGCGTCCAGGGCGCGGAAAAGCAATGGGCCGCGGCTCGCAGGGATGTCTTGCGAGCACTGAAGGGGCGCAACCTCGACGCGGGCCTGCGCGGTTGTGTCTTCATCGAGGCGTGTCGCGAGGCCGACCGGCACATCGTGCGCTCGCCCGTCGGCAAGGCCATCGGGAGCGCACCATGAGGCAGGCGCTCGAAATCACCGCCCTCATCATCGGCGCCTTCTTAGTGCTCCTGGTCGGCATCGTCGCAATGGCGCTGGTGGTCGGCATCTACGCACTTTGCCTAGGCGTGATCATCGGCGCACCGATCGGCGCGGTGGCCGGCGTCGTGTTCCTCATCCTCAAGGCTTTCGGGGTGTGGGCATGAAAGCGCAGCTCGCCACCCTCAAGCGCCAGGCCGTGAACGTCGGCCTGACGATCCTCCTCATCGTCGCCTGGATGGGCCTATCCGCCTACCTCGATGCGCAGCCATCGGAGACCGATGCGCTCCAGGCCTCGGCCCTCGACCACGCCGACGCGATCGCCGACGCACGAGCTGCGGCCAAGGAGCGGCGTGCGCCATGAAACACGACACCTCCGAGGATGTCGACGCCCTCATGGCCACGCACGACAGCCACCGCCAGGCGCTGGAGATCATCCACCGCCACCGCCTGCCCAGCTCGCCGCCGCCGCGCGAGGACAGCGAGGATCTGTGCGGCCTGGGCGGCGTCCGCGCGCTGGTGACGGCCTTCCTCGCCGTCGCCGTCGCCGTGGCGATCCCGCTCGCCGCGGCCGTCGTACGCAACGCCCCCGAACTGTGGGCGCTGGCGATGTTCCACGTGCAACGCCTTCTCGCGTGGCTGCAATGAACGCGACCGGCCTCTTCTTCCTGCGCGGCAAGCCCTACCCCGTGGTCGTGCAGGCACACGGTGCGACGGCCCCAGTTGGCTGGGCGTTTCCGCTGGTCGAGCGCACCAGACGCGGCGTGCAGGTCGTCACCGTGTACTGGATGGGCGCCGACGCGGAGGTGTTCTGCAAGGTCCACGCCGAGCGACTGAAGGCCGGACTCGCGCTCGCGCTGGACCTCGAACACGTGCGGCCCGAAGGCGACGGCCTGCGTGCCCACATGGTCACCTGCCGGCTTGCTCCGGAGCGCTGGCCCAGCACCGAGGTCGACGCGACCTCGCCCTCTTTCCAACCCCAGCAGCACCACGCTGCCTGACCACTCCCATGAAATTCCATCTCTACGGCCTCTGCGGCTACGCCGGAACCGGCAAGGACACCGTCGCGGATCTTCTCTGCACGCATCTCGGCTTCAGGAAGTTCGCGTTCGCGGACACGCTGCGCGCCGAGGTCGCAGAGGCCTTCGGCGTCGACCGCATCTACTTCACCAGCCAGCACACGAAGAACGTGCCGATGGCGGCCCTGATGATGGAGCGCGCGCCGCATGGCTTCGTCGGCGCCGTCGCGCTCACCGTCGACAGCAGCGGCCGCAACGCGCGGGGCCAGCTCAGCGAGGCCTGGATGACCGAGCCGCGCACGCCGCGCCAGATCATGCAATGGTGGGGCACCGAGTACCGCCGCCGGCAGTCCTCGCTCTACTGGGTAAACGCCCTCGCGGCGCGGATCTTCGAGCACCGCCGCGCCGGCAACGACCGCATCGTCATCACCGACTGCCGCTTCGCCAACGAAGTTGACCTGGTGCGTGCCTATGGCGGCCAGCTCTGGCAAGTCACACGCCCAGGCGTCGACGGCGGCAGCACGCCTGAGCGTGGCCACGTCAGCGCCACGGACGGCACCGAGTTCGAGCCGGACGCGGTCATCGCGAACCTGCACGACATCAGGCACCTGCAGCAGCTCGTGCTCACCGAATTCCTCGCCCGCGAGACCGGCATCAGCACGGTGAAGGTCTCGCTCCCGGCCGAGGCCTGAGTCCACACACACAGGCCGTCGTCGCGCGCCTGCCCTTTTCCGAAGCGCGACATCCATTGGAAGGAACATCCATGTTCAAGGCATCTGCCGTCTTCGCCGCCGCCCTGCTGCTGGCCGCCGCGGCCACGGCGACGACGAAACCGCCCGCGCAACCGTCGGGCATCACCAACGCCAACAACGCAACCGCGGCGGCGGCGGCGTCCGCACGGGGCGGCAGCGCCTGGTCAGCGGGGGGCAGTGGTGGCGCCGGCGGAGCGGGCGGCCTGGGCGGTGCCGGCGGCACAGTGGGCAGCGTGTTCGCCGGCGGCGTCGACCTGGCCGGCGCCCGGATCGGCTCCGACATCGCCGTGGAGCGCAGCACGCCGCCGCTGTATGCGCCGCAACCCACGGCAGGCGGGTTCGCGAGCTGCCCGAAACCCGGCATCACCGCAGGGGGGAGCGGGCCCGGCGGCGGCGGCATCCTGAGCTTCACCTTCGGGACCGACGCGACGTGCCGACTCGGGCAGGCGCTCGACCTGATGGCGCGCGATCGGGCGAACTTCACAGCCGAGGACCGGAAGCAGGTCGCCTGCAAGCAGGAGGACATCGCCGAGACGCCCACGTGCAAGGCGCTGGCCAGGAAGCTGGCGGAGTCCGAACGGGCGAGCGCTGCGCTGGAAGACCGGCCCGCGCCGACGGCGCGTCAGCCCATGCCCTGGCAGGCCGGTGGCTGAGGGGCAGCACGCCATGGCAAGCCCCACCCACAAGAAGTGCCACGGCGTGCTGCTGCCCGCCGATGCCTTCGCCGCCAATGCCAAGCGCTCCGATGGCTTGCAGGCCTACTGCCGCGACTGCATGAAGAAGAAGCGTGCGGACTGGAACGAGCGCAATCTCGACAAGATCGAGGCGTACAACGCATCGAGGCGCAAAGGAACGACAGCGCCCGCGCCGGACGCGCCAAACATGCCTGCGCCGGCGCCCGCCCTTCCGTCGTTCGAGGAGGCCCCCGCGACCTACCTCAAGCTGTCCCGCTCGGCCATAGTCCCGAGCCGCAGCAATCCGCGCACCCACTTCGATCTCGACTTCATCAAGGATCTGGCCGCCAGCATCAAGGCGCACGGCCTCGCGCAGCCGATTCTTGTGCGCCCGCTGCCCGGGTCGCGCCTCGAAGAGACCTACATGGACCGGCGTGCGGACGCACCGCGGCCCACGCATGAGATCGTGTGCGGTGAGCAGCGCTGGCGCGCGTGCGAGATCGCAGGCATTCGCGATGTGGACGTGCTCGTGCGGAATCTCACCGACGGGCAGGTCCGCCTGATCCAGCTCGTCGAGAACCTGAAGCGCCGCGATCTCCATCCGATGGAGGAGGCTGAGGGCTACGAACGCCTGCGCGAGGAAGGCATGTCGGCGGAGGACATCGCCGAGCAGATCGGCAAGGGCCGCTCCTACGTCTACAAGACGCTGAAGCTGGTGGAACTCGAGCCCGAGGCGCGCGAGGCCTTCTACGACGGCAAGCTGACCAGGTCGACGGCCGAGCTGGTCGCCATGCGTCCTCCGAACCTGCAGGTCACGCTGCTCAAGGAACTCATCGCCGCCGATTTCCACGGCGAGCCCATGAGCTTCCGGCGTGCGAAGGCACACGTCGAGAGCCACTACATGCTGCGGCTCGGCAGCGCGGCGTTCAAGATCACCGATGCGACCCTGCTGCCGGAGGCGGGGAGTTGCCGCACGTGCCCGAAGCGCTCCGGCGCGAATCCGCAGCTCTTCGACGACGTGTCGCACGCGGACACGTGCACCGACCCCACATGCTTCGCGAAAAAGAAGGATGCGCACTACGACCGCATCAAGGCCGCCGCCGAGCAGAAGGGCCAGACGCTGATCGTCGGCCGCGAGGCGAAGGAGATCATGCCGCATAGCGGCATGCTGCGCGGCTACCGACGCGTCGACGAGCATGCCGACATCGGCGGCGAGATGAAGACGCTGCGCAAGGTCCTGGGCGAGGACATGCCCACGCCAATGCTGCTGGAGGATCCCCAGTCGAAGGAACTCATCGAGGTGCTGCCGACGACGCTCGTGGGCAAGCTGCTGAAGGAACAGGGCATCACGAAGCCCGCGCCCGACACCAACGATGCGGCCGAAAAGCGGAGGCTGGCCGAGAAGTTCGAGAAGACATGGCGGCTGCGCGCGATCGAGAAGCTGGATGCAGCCTATGGCGGAGACGGCTTCGGCGCTCCCGTGCAGCGCTGCATCGCGCTCGATCTCCTGGAGGGTCTGACCGCTGACGAGCGCAAGCACACGTGCAAGCTGCTGGAGCTGGGCGACATCGCCACCCGTGAGGCCATCGAGGCGCACATCGCCGAGTGCCCCGAGGACGAGATCGAGCGCGTGGTGTTCCTGCTGCTGGCCCAGCACGACATGCGCGAGCTGATCTCGTACAGCACCGGCAAGGCCACGCCGGCACCGCGGCTCGAAGCCATCGCGGGGGATCTCGGCGTCGACCTCGACGACGTGCGCGCCGCCGTCAAGAAGGAGTTCAGGGCCGCGGCGAGCGAGAAGGTCGTTGCCGCAGCCGCGAAGGCCGTGCGCGAGCAAGGCGCCGGCGTCACACCCAAGCCGGCCCGCAAGCCGAAGACCACCAAGGAAGAGGCCTCCGCGGCGATCGCCACCGCGCTGCAGGCCGCCGAACGTCAAGGAGCCACCCATGGATGAGAACTGGGATACGCGCGGTCGCGCGCCCGAGCAATTCGCCCCCGACTCGCGCCGCGTCGCAGAGCCGGCCACCACCCGGGCGCCGAGCACCGCAGCCGTGGAACGGGTGCCGAGCGGGGACGAGGCAGTCGCCATTGACTTCTACACGCGAAACCCCAGCGCCGCCCTGTTCGACATGCGCAGGCGTCTTGAATCCCCCGCCCAGCCGAAGGCCGCCCCTGCGCAGCAAGACACGGTGAGCGAGTTCACCAACGAGCTTGGCAACGCGATCCGCATCACCATCGAAGGGCCAACTTCCACTTCGGAAAACGTGTTGACGCCGATGGAGGTAGACCGGTTGCGGCAGGCGCTTAATTCTCACGCGACCCCTGCGCAGCAAGGCGATGCGCCTTCGTCACTGAGTGCCGAGCCCAAAAAGCGCACCATGCTTCAGCGCTTCAGAGCCGGCGAAGCCATCGACATGATGTATCACGGCACTCGAAAGCGTGTGGACTCAATGCAGTATCAGCGGCCCGGCTTTATCAGCGCAAGTTCTGGCCGCATGCTGCCCGTGATCTTTCGGGAAGATGGTAGCTACTCAGGCAACGCCCCGATGTGGCTGGAGGTCGCCCCTCCCGCACCGGCAGCAGCCACCCAGCAAAACGACGATGGAGAGCACGTTGCGTGGCTGTGCTACCGCGAGCACAACGGACACGAGCCGACGACTCTCCATCTCTGCGACAGCGACACGCCCGACGCATTCATGGTCTATCGCAAGAAGCAAGCCGAGCGGCCAGCACCAGCAGGGCACTGGCAACCAATCGACACTGCAAACAAGCATGGAGCGCCCGTCTGGCTCTTCGATCCCGCCCTTATAGACGAGGATTTCAACCCCACTGGCACGGTGGACGGGCACTGGCAGGACGACGTTGGTTGGATGGGCGCGGTATGGGACGGCTACCGCGACGAGTGGTCCACCGAACAGGTGAACCCCACTCACTGGATGCCGCGCACCAAACCGAGCGATCTGCCTGCCGAGCCGAAGGCCGAAACGCAAGGAGCGATCGCGCGCTTCGAAGGCGACCACGTCGGCATCCACCAAGGCGGCACGCGGCCATGAGGCACCCGCGAATTTGCTGGACACCGGTCATGGTGGATCTGCTCCGTCAGTGGTACCCCATCTATGCGACGCGAGTCGTCGCTGGCGCCCTCGACGTGCCCGTCGCAGCCGTGTATCAGAAGGCTCAGCGCCTGGGCCTCGGCAAGTCTCCTGACTTCCTCGCCAGCACCGCCAGTGGGCGCCTCGGACGGCACAACGTGGGCGGGGTCAGTACCCGGTTCGCCAAAGGGCAGGTGCCGTGGAACAAGGGCACCCACTTCGTCTCGGGCGGGCGCTCTGCTGAGACACGCTTCAAGCCCGGGCAGAAGCCGCGCTCATGGCTTCCGGTTGGCTCGTACCGCATCGTCCCGGACGGAATCCTTGAACTGAAGGTCAACGACCTCCCAGGGCCAAACCACATCAGGTGGCACCCCGTGCATCGCCTGGTGTGGATCAAGGCGCACGGACCGGTGCCTCCTGGGCACCTGGTGGTGTTCAAGCCTGGTCGACGGACATCGGTGCTGGAGGAAATCACGCTCGATCGCATCGAGTGCATCTCCCGGGCAGATAACGCCCGCAGGAATCACCCGCGCTCGAAGTCGCCCGAGCTGGCCCGCCTGGTCCAACTCAAGGGCGCCATCACGCGTCAAGTCAATCGCATCGTGCGCGAGCACGAAGAAAGAGAAGGTACCCAATGAGCCAGCCTCACATTTCCCAACTGCGCGAGCAACTCCTCGCTACCCTTTCAGACCTTCGCAATCGAGACACACCGATGGAGCCAGATCGCGCGCGCGCAATGGCCACCATTGCGGCCGTCCTGGTCGACAGCGCCAGGGTCGAAGTCGAGTACCTCAAGGTCACGGGCCAGGACTCTGTCCCCTTCCTCGGCGTGCAGGAGCAGCTCGGCGTCGCCGGGGAAAAGACGCCGCCGACCAACGGCATCACGGCCATCACGCGCCACCGCCTCAGGGGTTGATCATGCAGCCCGACGAACTCCGCGCCCTCGCCGACCGAATCGACCACGAGGAACTGTGGCGTCGCGCTGGCATGGAGCGCGACCAGATGACGCCGGAGCAGCGCGACCGCCTGGATGCAGGGGTCAACCTGCGCCGCTACGCGAGTGATCGTGGCACGGTCCTCGAAGCGCTCAAGGAAGGCCGCGAGTTCATCCGCGGCTACAAGCTCACCCGCACGGACGGCGGCACCGATGCTCGCGGCTGCGGCACGAACGGATGGCACGCAGCGATCAACGCCTTCTCCGACAGCGGCTTCTACGCGCGCCCGGCCGACGGCCGCAGCAAGGATTGGCCGAAGATGATGTACGAGGCCAAGAAGCTCGCCGACGAAGTGCCTCGCATGATCTTGCTCTTCGAACGGGAGCGCGCGGGCCAGTTGCCGCAGGCCTGGAAGATGTGCGGCCACGACCAGCGCCCTGCGTCGCCACTGCCCGACAACCACCTGCGCTGCGCACTCGACAAGGAATGCAGGCGGTGCCCATACCTCGCCGCGATTGAGGCCTCACCGACGATGACGGCCGAGGCTAAGGACGAAGCGAAGGCGTGGACGTGCGCGACGCACATCCTTCGGGAAACCACGACCAATCATCACATCGAAGAGTTCATCTGGGAGAAGAGTTCCGTGGCTTTCCACGAGCGCATGGCGCGCAGCTTCGCGGAAATGGAATCGCCGGAGTCTGACCTCAACCCGCCGGAGGGCACATGAGCGCCAACAGCAAGATCGAGTGGACGGACCACACGTTCAACCCATGGATCGGGTGCACCAAGGTCTCTATCGCGGCCACGGGCGGCGGTGGGTGTGACCACTGCTACGCCGAGGTGAGCACGCCGGCGCGAGTCCTGCGCAGCAAGGGCGACGAAACCTGGGGCGCCCGCGCACCGCGCGTTCGAACGAGCGAGGCGAACTGGAAGCTGCCGAGACGCTGGAACGCACAGCACGAAGCCTTCTTCGCACAGCACGGCCGCCGCCAGCGCGTGTTCTGCGCCAGTCTCGCCGACGTGTTCGACAACGCGGTTGATCCTATGTGGCGGAGCGAGTTGTTCATTCTTATCAGCGAGACGCCCAACCTCGATTGGCTCCTGCTCACGAAGCGAATCGGCAATGTGCAGGCCATGCTGCCGGTCTGGTACCGGGATCCCGCCGCATGGGAGGGCGGCAACGGCCGGGCGCATGCGAACGTTTGGATCGGCGCCACCGTCGTGAACCAGGCGGAGGCCGACCGCGACATCCCCAAGCTGCTGGACGTACCCGCCGCGAAGCGCTTCCTGAGCATGGAGCCGCTGCTGGGGCCGGTGGATCTGCAGAAGTCGTGCACGGCTCGCTGCCCGAACGGCGACTGCTTCCCGCACAGTTCCGGCCACCGCGTCGTGGTGGATTCCGAGAGCGGCGGCCTTTGTCTTGAATGCATCTGCTCGCGGCTCAACGGCCTGCACTGGGTGATCGTCGGCGGCGAGAGCGGGCCAGGCGCGCGGCCCATGCATCCCGACTGGGCGCGAGCCCTGCGCGATCAGTGCGCGGCCGCCGGCGTGCCCTTCTTGTTCAAACAATGGGGGGAGTGGTTGCCTGCGCTACAGGACGGCGATCCCAATGCGAGCACATGGGAGGTCAATGCCAGCGACTCGCCAATCAAGGTCGGCAAGAAGGCCGCCGGACGGCTGCTCGATGGCCGCACGCATGACAAGGTGCCAGCGTGAAAGAACACGGCACCCTCTTCAAGCCCGAGATGGTGCGCGCCCTGCTGCGCCAGTCTGACCCGAAGTCCCAGACGCGCCGACTGTTCACGCGGCACAACAGCCGCGTCGACGGCGCGCGCGCGTCGCCGGCGCTCTGGGCCGATCTCAACTTCGACGAAGCGTGGGTCGACAACGGGCCGTCGCCTGCCGGCAATCCTGGCCCGTACCTCAAGGTGCCACGTCGTAGCGACAGCGAGACAGTGCACAGGGTGTACGCGACGATCGAGCCCGGCGATCGGCTATGGGTACGCGAGACGCACTGCGACGCGCGCGGCGGCATGGCTGGCCGCGTGCTGTTCCGCGCTGATGGCGACGTCGCCTGCAAATGGACGCCCGGTATTCACATGCCTCGCGTGCTCAGCCGCATCCTGCTCGAAGTCCTCGAGGTCCGCATCCAGCGGCTCCAGCAGATCAACGAGTCGGACTCCAAGGCCGAGGGGTGCGCGCCTGCGTGGCTGGACGCCGACGACGGGGTCACCGTGCATGCGCAAGCGCAACCCACTTACAGGCGCGGCTATGCGCGACTATGGCGCGAGATCCACGGCGATGCCAGCTGGGAAGGCAATCCGTGGGTGCGCGCGTTCGTGTTTCGCGGGCTCAAGCCATGAAGCGGGGTCTGACGCACGCCGAGGCGATTGAGTACGTCGGCGTCAAGCGCCGCACATTCGACGACGTGTGGCGGCCCAAGCTGGCGCCGATGCGCCAGGGCAGTTGCCTGATCTTCGACCGCCTCGACCTTGATCGGGTGTTCGACGAATTCAAGGCCGCGGCGGCCACGCCGGCGATGAACGATGACGCCGGCGCCACCCGGCCCCACAATGGCGCCCGGAACGGACGGCCCATTCAAGAAAGAGGAGAAAGTAAATGGGCCAAACAACTCGGGGTATCTACCCCGGTGAGAACGGAACCTGGCAGGTCGACAAGTGGTGGCGCGGCGATCGATTTCGCCAGCGTGGCTTCGGCAGTTTTGAAGAGGCGGAACGCTGGCTGATCGATCGGCTGGCGGCCAGGCGCGAAATCGTGGTGCATGGCGCGCGCGAGATCCGCAGCTTCGAGGCCGCCGCAGCGCACTACGTGACGCTCAACCAGGACAAGACTTCAATCGAGACGGAGATCCACCTTCTGAAGAGCGTCATGCCGAGCATCGGATCGTTGGAGCTACATCAGGTCCACGACGCCACCCTGGCGCCGTATGTGGCTGCGCGCCTGGCCGTGGGACGATCGCACAAGACGGTCAACCTAGCGCTGGGCGTCGTCCGCCGAATCCTCAACTTGTCGGCCACAAGCTGGCGGGACGAGGCCGGGCGTACATGGCTTCAGCAGGCGCCGAAGATCACGATGCTGCCGCTGGTCGGGTTCCAACGCGAACCTCGCCCCATCACCTGGGGTGAGCAGCGCAAGCTGCTGCCGGCGCTGCCAGACCACCTGGCTCGCATGTCGTTGTTCACCCTGAACACCGGTGTACGCGACGACGTGGTCTGCAACCTCCGGTGGGCCTGGGAGATCAAGGTGCCCGAGCTGGGCATCTCGGTGTTCGAGGTGCCGAGGCAGCATGTGAAGGGCAAGCGCCAGGCGCGGGTGCTGGTGTGCAACAGCGTCGCCCAGTCGATCATTGAGTCCGCACGTGGCCAGCACGCAGAGTTCGTCTTTGTATGGCGCCGCGAGCGGGTGAAGAACGTTGACCAGGCGCCGGCGATGCCGTACCGGCCGATAGCGTTGATGAGCAACAACGGCTGGATGCGTGGCCGGGCGAAGGCCGGGTTGGCCGACCTACACGTCCACGACCTGCGCCACACAGTGGGCATGCGCCTGCGGGAAGCGGGTGTTTCCGAGGCCACGCGGGCGGACATCCTGTGGCACTCGACCGGGTCGATGACCAACCACTACAGCGTGGCCCAGATCGCCGAGCTGCATGCGGCGCTGGAGGCGATCAAGGCCGACTCGGGGCGGTGGAACAAGAGCCTGGCGACGCTCCGCCGCGAACAGGAAGAGGGACGGCAGGACGTGAGTCCCCCAGAAGTCCCCCGACAAAAGAAAACAGCCTAGAGGGGTGAGCCTCTAAGCTGTTGATTCATAAGGAAAAAATGGTGCGGCTGGCAGGAATTGAACCCACGACCCCTTGGTTCGTAGTTTGGTTGCCGCCGCTAAGTTGTTGATTTAGTTGATAGCCGGGCCGTCCGTTTCATCTCATCCTGCCCTGGTTTGCGATGCCGATCATCCGCCAGTCCCCCAAGGTCCCCCCGCGCCCCACTGCGGACCATTCCGCTAGGGTACGGCACGCTACACCGTCGACACAGGTGGGCCCGGCGTAGCGATGAATCATGCATCACACCTTGGAAGGTTCGATGTGGACCACCTTGGAAAGCAGGAACTGCTGTACTGCCAGCGATTCAGGACCTTGCCACGGAACGGTGTAAAGCCCCGAATGTGGGTCAAAACGCATGTCAGTCATCAGGCGCCCCTGCCCGGAGCGATATGCATTCCAAACTCTTGGCACGTGGCGGCAGAACAATCCGCTCCAACGACGACTCTCCACTCGATACCCCTGCAGATCTGCCACCCGGACTGCCGCCAAGCGACCCGACTTCTGGAGCTTTAACTCTGGATGCGACGACGAAGTCATAAATAGCCGAAGCGCCTCAAAGCTACTGGCCATTGTCGAAACTGGCTGCAAGTATTCGAGCCAATGGACAGAGACGTAACTCTCACCGGGACGCGGGGAAAAAGCCTGGGGCAACAGACTGTTACCCTGAATATCTTTCTTTCGCACCACCCGCACGACATGATGGCCCTGAGGGATTCTGCGAAAAAACGCTAACTCCCACCATCTAAAAACACGCTCGCCGAAGGAAAGGATTGAAGTAGTTCCTTCCAATTTGCCTGCCCCCAGTTTCGTTTGACTTTTTTTCCAGATTCAAGTGCCCATGCGTATTCGACTGTATCATCCTCAAAGAATTTGATACTGAGCATGGAATCTTGGCTAATGCGCCACGTAGCGATGAGCCGACCGTTCGAATCAGATGCGATCAATGGTGACATCTTGACTGAGTTTTCACTCAAAAACCTGTCCATTGATTCAATAGAACGCGCCGCTGGGAACGCCTCATCATCCTCCATGGCATATTTGAGCAGATCAAAAATTCGCCGACGGACTGAGTCCTTAACATCCGAACCTGAATAGGCTCCCAACTCCTCATCCGCCGCGTAAGCAGACGCGCCTAATGCACTGTCACCGTACGAATATTCCGGCGCATACTCACTCGCAGTTGAGGGCGGCTGCCGTTGGATCACTCCGAAAGTACCTAGAGCCTTGCCCGAAGGATAGGTGAAGAACTGCGTGAGGGACTCAACAAGCGAACCCCGATTGGGTTCGCCGTCATACGGCGAGAATGAAGATGTGGCCGGCGAAAGTGCGATTGCTGTCGTCATCAGTTTTTCCTACGAGGTACGCTTCCAAAGACGCTGCTGCGCGTCGATGCTCGTGACCTCACAGAAGCCCTCGACGATCGCATCATGAGCAAGCTGATACCACTCCTCTTCAGAGGACCTTAGTTGATCTGCGGGACACTGCGCTGCGAGTTCCATTCGCAGGACCGGTTGCTGCGTTTCATTATTGCGTGCCGAGCCAATCGTGAGGGCCATCTTGCCGGGGCATTTTCTCAATTCAATATCAAATTTTATAAATCCTTGCTCAAGCCTTCCCAATTTTTCGAATTGAGAAATGAAATCAAAATCCTTAAACAGAGCTCTTAGATCGGAGGTGTCGTTCCAATCGACACCTTTTTTGAAGACATTGATATAGGTCAAGTCCAACCGAACTGTTTTTAATGGAGTTGCCAGTTGGCTTACAACGAACGAGTCAAGTATTTGAGAATACTTCGAAAATCCTGCAAATATCTTTTCAAACCGAATGTACTCGCGCGTTTTATCCGTCAACTGCCGCCAGTTGTAATAGAACCGATCATGCTGTAGCTGGAGCAGCTGCGTCTGCTCAGCAGATACAAACCATGCTCGTTGGCTTGGATGGTTTGCGACAAGGATCTGGATCTCCCCATTCGCCAACATCGTAGGCGGATCCATGACCGGCGGCATGCCCCGGTACTGCGGGAACTCCGCCTCCACCAAGCCCCAGAATTTACCTACGTGACCAGCGGTAAGGTCGGGCCTGGATCCGAACACGCGGCCGACGACCACTTCGTCGATTGGGGGTTTTTCGAAGGTAATGGCCATGGGATTCGGTGGGTTGTTGGAATGTACCAGAGGAAACGCAGTTCCCAAGGCGCGATCACGTCGACTCCGGAACCATCCCTCAGATGAAGATGATCCGTTAAATATTCAATGTGCTCCGACCTTGAGAAGACAATTTAGCAACCGGTCAAGCGCTGCGACAGTTGGCGAGGAGGCCCTCAGAAATGGCCGGCCGCGATGAAGCGCCAATTTGACACCGAAGAGCAGAGGGGATCATGGTCGAACGCACGAATCTAACGCTCAGCATGATCCGCCTGCGCTGGCGCGCAGACATCGTCCACGACGCAGAGAGTGAAGAGCAGCGGCCGGATTGTGGGCCTTGGTTCCCACGGACGCCGGAGAACCTCCGAATGCTGCGCATCATGCGACAGTACGGTATCGGGACGTTTGGCCCAGGTTCTCACTGGATCGAAGAACGCGAAGCCTGAACGAGCTCTCTCTGACCGAATTCAGCCTTCATCGGTCCGGGGTAACCTCAATGTGGGCTCCATACGGGATAACAGTCCAGCCCTCGCAGCACGCGTGGAGCGCAGCATATTCCGCCTCATCCCAAGCTTTCGCGGCATCCAACTCCGCGTCCGTGGGCTCGTTGGCTTCGTTGAAGCCGCCTATATCCCAGCAGACCCGCGCATGCAGGCCGAGGGCGGCCTGCCATGGAGTCACGCCGGCTGAGGCGAGCGCCACGACCGCAGCGGCCAACCCGCGCGCGCGCTCTTCATCGCTCGCACCTTCGACATGTAGACGCATGACCATGAGGCGGTGGCGATCAGGGCGCCGCGCGAAACATCGCGGTGCGCAGCGATTCAACCGCCTGCACCCGCGCATCCGAATAACCGCGTTCGCTGGCCAGAAGGCCGGCAATGGTCTGCTCAAACATGGCCTCAAAGGTTGCCGTGAGTCCCGCACGCTGCGCCTCAGGCTGCTGGCTCACCAGCGCCTTCAACAGGAAGGCCGTGAAGCCCGCCACTACGGCGTGCTGGGACTCCAGCGAGTCCAGCCGCGCGCGCAATTCCGTGATGTCGTCCGTCATGGCGCCTCCAAGTCTCGCTGCTCTGCTAACTCCGCCGGTGGAACGATTGGGCCGGCCGCAAACGCTTCGACGGGCGTGAGCCGCAGCAGCGCGGCGGCCTCCTCCATCGTGCCAGCAAGCCAGGTGTCGACATCAGCGAGCTCGATCGGGATCACCGACCGCTTGTCCTGCTTGTCGGGCGCGAGCTTCGGATCCGGCTTGTGCATGCGGTTCATCAGCGGGTGCGCGTCGGCGTTGAGCGTGAGCATCGTGTAGCTCTCGACCACCTCCCCCGTCGCCTTGTCCGTCCAGGTGTTCCAGAGCCCGGCCAGGCCCCACGGATCGCCGTCGGCGCGGCGGAAGTTCCACCACACATTCTTGCCGCTCTCCCAATTCGGTTCGTCGAAGCTGGCGGCCGGGATGATGCAGCGCTGGCCACGCGCCCAGGGCAGCTTGTACGTGGCCTTGGCGGCCAGCTCCTCGCTGCGGGCGTTGTTCGTCGAGTATTTCAGCTTCGGCCCGTCGGCGAACCACGGCACCAGGGCCCACTGCCCGATGACCAGTTCACGCGAGTAGTCGGCGTCATTTCGCGCGCGGCGGATGAACGGGCCGGGCGAGCGCGGGAACACACCGCGTGGCCACAGGCTGGGCTGGTTGCCGCGGCCGACGTGCCAGAAGCGCTCGACCTCGCGCTCGATCGGCGTCTCGTATCGGTTGCACATCGGAGCATTCTGCCGCCGAAAAGCACTGTATGCTCGTACAGTATGAAAGTCAGAATCTCGACGATGCGAAACGCCGGGAGGTGGCTCACTTGGAACGAGAAGCCCAAGGTATTCGAGGGCTCGCTGCTGTCCGGCATGAAGGGGAACGACACCCGCAGCGTGCCCGTGCTGTACGTCGGCGGGGACGCGGGGGGCCCGGTGCTGTTCGAGCCTCGCATCGCCTCGGTCCTCGGTTACGAACTCCGCATCGTAGGCCTCGAAAAGATCGAATCGGCCTGGGTGCTCCAGGAATGGCAGTGCGAGATCCTCGCGATCAAGGACGTGCCGCCGGGGTAGGATTTGCCGATGGAAGATGAAAACCTCGACCCCGTAGGCCCACCGGACCGCGATGTGCTGGAGAGGCTCACGACCGCCGCGGTCGAAGTCGGCCTGCTCCGCGCCGGCGACAAGCCCGACCAGAACCTCATCGACTTCTGGATGCGCGCGGTCGACGCCTGCGCCATCGTGGCGGATCGCTACCCGAACCCCGATTGCGATGGCGACACCGTCGGGGATGCGATCAGGGCGGAGTTGTACGAATAATCTGCGCAGCGCCGGCCGGCGCCAGCAGCGTGCGGTCGTTGCGCAGCAGGCCGAGCAGGAGCCCTACTTCGGCGTCGCGTCCTCTGACAATGCGGAGAGCTTCTTCAAGAAGTTCACCGCCCTCGCCTGCCACTCCTGCGAGGACTTCGGATCGATCCGCGACACGCTCGCAGGCAACGGGGTCGCTTCGGGCTGCTTCGCGATCACGGGCGGCGCGGGCGGCAAGCTGGCGGGACACCCGCTGAGCATCAGCGACAGCAGCAGCGTGGCCGCTTTCCAGCCTCTGCACGATTCCGGTGTAGACATCGACGATCTCCTGTTGGTTGGCGGCGTGCGCGAGCTGCAGCGCGGCTACACGTTCCGACTCGCGCAGCGCAGCGCGGTTGCGCTCGCTGGTCTCGGTGGCGCGCGCTTGGCGCTCCTCGGCGAGTTCAGTCTTGACGCTGGCCACGCGCACCGTCTGCCAGCCGAGCGCTGCCAGCTGCACGGCAATCAGCACCAGCTTCCAGTTGGCCAGGAGCAGCTTGGCGGCGGTGATCATGTCGGCGCCCGGGTCAGGGGAACTTCACCAGCGCGGCCGTGATGGCAGGCCCGGCATCGTGACCAAGGAACACCAGGCGCTCGGCTTCACGCCGGCGCTGGAGGCCTTTCATGACCTCGCCACCAGACAGGTTCCAGCGCGGGAACTGCCCCGCGGCGCCCTTGTAGTCGCCGCTGTTCAGAACGCGCACCAGGGTCGACGCGGACAACGCCTCAGCGCCGGCGTTGTAGAAGATGGAGACGAGCGCGTCGAACTGCTTCTGCGTGAGCTGCACTCTGACAGCGCGCAGCACGGCCGGCTCGAACTCCTCCGCCATGCGGCGTGCGAACCGCGCGTCAGCCTCCTCCTGAGTGATGACCAGGCCCTCCACCACGCCGGGGCCGGTGTCGCCCCAGCCGATCGTCCAGGGGTCGCCGCGCAAGTGTGGCCCGATCGCCTTGCCTGCGCGCAGCGCCTTGGCAAGTTCGCTGCCTGGGTCGGGGTAGGCGCGCAGGCGGCACTTCTCGTAGGAGTGACAGATCTCGACGCCGTCGACGCCGATGTGCATGTTTTCGTTCAAGGTGTGCTCCTAGCGGGGGACGATGTCCAGTTGGACGGTGCGGGCGATTTCTTCGCCGTTCGAAAGCCGCATCCAGTACTCGATCGCGAAGCGCTGCCCCAGCGTGCCGCCGCTGACCCTGGGCACGGAGACCGTGGTCTCATCAAACAGCACTTCGCCCTCTTTCCCCAGCCCATCGGCCAGATCGGCGGTCGCCTCAACGATGGTGATTCCGTCACCGAGCTCGGCGAGGTATTCGCCCATGTCGAGGCTGTAGGTAAGCTTCTCCCTCACTCCCTTGGGAATGGTCGGCAGGCCATCCGGCCCTGGTGTGTAGGTGACGATGACGTTCATGGTTTCTGGACCTCATAGGTTCTTTTCTCTGGAGGCACGCCGAACTCCCGATCCTCGGCGTCGACCACCAGGACACGGCGCTCCGCCGGCACGACATAGGTGCGCTCGGTGCGCTCGAAGACATAGGCGCGCAGGCGCAGCGCACCGAACGTCAAGGAACTCGGGATGCCGATGCAGACAAGCTGGTATGGATCGAGGTGCTCCGCACCCAGTGCCGGGGTTCCGACTCGCGCGCTCGACGGAATTGCAAGCACTCCGAGTTCGAGCGCGAGCGACGGCACGCCCATCCACTCATCCGCGGGGACGCCGGGCACGGCAAATCCGAGCGAAGGCGCCGGGACGCCGAAGCGCTCAGCAGTCGGCGAGCCGGCAGCATCGATGCGCAGCACAAGCGACGGCGCTCCGAACTTCTCCGCCGATTCGATCGACGGCAGTATCAGGTCGGCGGCGTCTCCGCCCAGGGCCAGCACGCCGAACGCCTCGGCAGGCAAGATGCCGGGCGGCGTCAGGCCGAGGACAATCGAGGCTGCCCCGAAACGCTCGCCGGTCGGGATCCCCGCCGTCACCACGCCAAGCGCCATCACAGGCGCACCCACGGCCTCAGAGCCTGGGGCACCGCCGACGCTCGCGACTGCGATGGAGAGAGAGCCGCTGCCGACCTTCGAGGCTCCCGGTACCCCGGACACTGCGAGCGCAGCCCCCAGCGTCGGCGCACCAAGCGCCTGAGTGCTTGGGATACCGGGCGGGGCGATGCCGAGGCTCATTGCCCCTATGCCGAAGGCCTCGGCACCTCTGACCTGGCCAACGGCCGTCATCGAGATGCCGCCGCCAGCGTTCAGTACCCACTGCGCAGCGAAAACGGCGATGTTGGCGGAGATGCCAGTGGCGGTCTGCACGAAGATCCGCACGCGCAGCGTCTGGCCGGCGCTGGCCGCCGCGTAGTCGACGGTCACGACTCCGGTCTTGACATTGCCGGTCGTCGCGGACACGGTGCTCGTGTCGCTCACGTCCGTGGCGCTGTTGTCGCTCAGGTGGAACGAGACGCCCAGCACCGCCTCGTAGCAACTCAGGTCGACGCGCGCGCGCCGGCTGTTGGTGTCCGCAGGCAGCGTGAACTCGATGCCGTCCCCGGTCTGGCTGAAGGGCGGACCGTCGTTGCGGTCGTTGTAGACATTGCCCGTCCACGTGCCCGAGGCGGGTGAGACGCCGCCGGTGAAGGGGATGGTGTAGGGATCGCCGGAGTACCGGTTCAGCGCGCCGTTGTTGAAGACCGAGAGCCCCGAGATGGTCCCGCCGCCACCGGACTTGGTGTTGTCCGTCGGTCCAAAGAGGCGCCAGTCGGCCGCGCCGGCGACGGTTCCGGACGTAGCCCCGGTCGTGAACGAGACGATCGACAGCGCGGCCATGCTATTTCAGCTTCTCGGTGATCCGGTCGGCCGCATGGCCCCGCCAGACATCCTGTCGGTGCTCGGGCATCCGCTCCCAAGCATCGGCCGGGTAGGCGAAGCCGCTCTCCACCGCGACGGCACGGAACAGCGCCTCCGCAAGGCGCTCGGGCGTCTTGCCGGACTTGCTCACAGCGAGCATGACGCGCCCCAGGGGCGTCGCAGCTTGTTCCGCGTCCACGGCTACAGCTTGAAGATCTTGCTCGGGCCGTTGTCCCAGACGACGCTGATCGGCTGGCTTGGCGCGGGCGTGAATGGAGCGGTGAAGCTCGCCGCCGTGTACTCGTAGACCGCACCGGCCGCAACCGCGCTGCCCAGCGCCGCGACGGTGAGCGACCGAGCGCCGGCGGATGCTGCGGCCGACGTGGCGATGGTCGTCGGACCGGTGCCGCTGATCTTGGTCAGGACCGCGCCGCTGGCGATGTCAGCCGGCAGATCCTCGGGCACGAGGGCCGTCGCGCCGCTCGCTGCATTGGCGGTGATCTCGATCTGGAAGCGCCCGTCGAGGTATGCGATGACGCGCGCCGTGGCGTTGTTGCCCGTGTGCTGATACAGCGCGATGGCGTTCGACGGATCTGCGGCCAGCGCGCTGAGCGTGGTGTCGGCTGCGTCGAACACGCCTGCCGCATAGCTCTTGCCCGAAAGCGCCGCGCTGCGGCCATTGTCGTTGGCGACCAGGTCGTCGAGGAAGTCATGCGCGGCATTGAAGGCGTAGGCGCTCTTCAGCAGCATGGCGCGCACGTCGCCCGTCATATCGATGGTGCGGTCGAGGATGCCTTCACGGCCTTTGTCGTAGAGAACGTTCATGGGTTGCTCCTAAAAAGATGTTGATCAAGGTGCAGACGCACGCGAGCCCGCAACGGGCTTGGCGGCTGCACTGGTCGCTGCTTGCTTCGCGGCCTGTGCGGCGTTCTGAGCTGCCGACGCCGCGTCATCCGCCCTGGCCGCTGCGGTTGCCGCGGTATCGGCAGCGACGCCGACGCGCCCGCTAAGGTTGCTGAGGCGCTGGTCGTAGGCCTGGCGAAGCCGCTCGATCTCGGCAATGCGGTCCGCGCGCTCCTGCTGGATGCCGCCCCAGTAGCCGACACCCATGCCGCCGCCCACGAGGCCGCACAAGACGACAAGCATCTCGAACCACTTTCGGACGGTGCGGGGTAGGCGCTTCAGGGTCTCTATGCCCTGCAGGTCAGAGTCATTGCTTTGCATTCATCTGCTCCTTCAGCCCGCGCACCTGGTCGCGAAGTTCGTTGAGTTCCTGGTTCTGGAGGGCGAGCTGCTCCGTCATGGCCTTCATCTGGCCCTTCAGTTCCCAGACTTGCTGGTAAGCCTCGTTGCGTTCCTTGGCGAACTGGTCCGCGCGCTGTTCGGCGAGCGCGCGCTGCTCGCGCTCGGTCTTCAGCAATTGGTCATAGACGCTCAGCGCCTTGATCTGGCCGTTTGCGTCGGCACCCGCCATCTCGCGCGAGTTCCGATTGCTCCACAGCCACAGGGCAACCGACACGCCGATAGCGGCAGCGCCGCCGATCGCGCCGCGCAGCTCCACGAATAGCTTCAGGAGGTCTTCCATAGACTCAGGCTGGCCACCCGGCAGCTACGTCATACGCCCCCGCTTGCTCGATCGAGGTGATCGCCGCGATGGCCTCATGATGCGCACGCTCCGCGTCGAAGCACGCCTGGACGTGCTGGCCGATCGCCCCAGCGATCGCCCTGACCTGGTCGATGGTCAGCGACACCCAGCCCGAGGCGGACTTGAAATTGACCGCCTCCACACCGGCGAGGCCCGCGCTCACGAGGACGGCCGTGATGCGCGCCTGATCGTCGCTGCCCGTCTGCACCTCCGTGCCATCAGGCAAGGTCATACCGCCGGTCTCCACCTCCCAGCGCTTCGCGGTGGCCAACTTCAACAGCTTCGCCTTGAGTTCATCGAGGCTGGGCATCTGGATGATTTCGCCGTCCGGCAGAGCCGAGGCGAGCATGCTTTCCATGCCGCCGTCGGGCCGCGTGCGGTAGACGATCGTGTCATTGAGATAGCGCCAGGTCATAGTTCGGCTCCGGTGAAAAGGAAGGCGGAGTTGGTGGAGTTGGCGTTGAGTACGGTCGAATCGCCGGCCACGAGGCCGGACGCGACCGTCGCCGTGCAGATGGCGCCCTGCAGGCTCGCGACGGTGTACGCAAACGAACCGAGGTTTCCGGTGGCCGATCCAGCTGCCGTGAGCAGGTAGGCAGTGCCGACCGAGATGACGCCGGAGGGAACGACGCGAGGCTCGACGCGGAACTTGAAGAACACCAGCGCCGAAGTGCCGCTCGTACATTGCCCCTGGGCGATGGGGTGGCCAACGACAGGCGCAACGAACGCAGGAAGGAACCGCTCGCACCGAAGAAGCTCCTGGTCGTACTCGCGCGCCTCATAGGGGGTCTGCAGCGTGCCGGGCTCGAGTTGCACCTTGCCCAGGGTGCCGGTGCCGAACTCGATGCTGAGATTGGCATTCGCAGTGATCCCGCTGGCAGTCACTCCCGATGCAGCTGCTGCGCCGCCGGCGATCTTCCCTTGGGCATTGCCGGCCCACGACATGACGTAGTCCCCGCCCTCTACGTCCCTCCCCTCGATGACGTGGACCAGCGATCCAGCGGAGATCGTCAGCAGGTTCCCGTTGCCGGAAGCGGTGAAGGTGAACGTGCACCCGCCTGCACCCGCCTTCCAGCGATCGAAGCCCGTCTGGCCGGCAGGCAGCACGACGGTGCCCGAAAGGCCGCGGCGATTGACCGCGAAAATGCTGTTGTCAACGCGGTTGCGGTTGCTGATCACCGGACCGATGCGCAGGGCGTCGCGCGCCTCCGCCGGGTTGCCGGTCGGCCCGAGCAGCCCAAAGACATAGTCATACCACTTGCCGAAGCCGACGCGCGCAGCGCCGGCGGACGGTACAGGATAGGGAGCGGAGATCTCGTTCCTTGCGGGAGGTGCGGGCATGGTGGGGCCTTTCAGTAGCCGATGATTTCGAGGTCTGCCGTCGCGCCGGAAACGCCGACGCCGGCAACGTTGAATGCATGGATGACGGGAGCAAGCTCGACCGCCTTGTCGGCCTCGGCGCGGATCGCGCCGCTCGCGTTGGCCTGGAGTGCGCCGACCAGCACGGCCTTGATGGAAGTGAAGTTCTTCGTGTAGGGGATGAGCGTGCCGCCAGCTGCAATCGGGACGTCTGCGAGGGTCTCGCGTAGGTCTGGCGCGTCCACCGTGAGCACCAACGCGTTGATCGCCCCCTGCGTCGCGCCCGCGCCGATCGTGATGCGGAATTGGTACACATCATTCGAGGCGATGACTTGGCCTGGCCAGGGCTGCCAAACGCCGGGTGGCCCGTACATGGGCGCATCGTCATCGGCCGGATAGAAGGAAGCGTTGTCCGGTCCATAGAAGGAGCCCGGGCCCATCAGCCGATACTCAATGCGCAGGTCCTTCCCGTCGGCGTCAATCGCCAGCGTCATGAAGGAGCCGGCCAACGCAGAATTGATCGAGATCTCTTCGGTCACATAGACCATCTCGGCGAAGTCCCCAGCGCTGTAGAAGGACTCGTTGTCGTCGCCATAGAAGCTCTGGTCGTCAGTTCCATAGAACGAGTCCAGCGCATCCGCTGTCGGAACGCCTCCGACGATCGTCCACCCGCTTTGTTCGCCGGCCGCGAAGGGCCAGCCCATCGCATTGAAGTCCCACTGCTCAATGACATTGGCGATGTTGGGATCGCCAAGGTTCATCACGATGTTGGCAGTGGCCCGGGACTGGTTGCCCGTCGTGTCCACCGCCTTCGCCATGATCGTCACGACGCCGTTGGGCCGGGTGACCAGGTCGTACGGGCTCTCCGTCACTATCCCCGAATGCAGCGGCACGGCGCTGTTCCAGTCGAGGCTGTTGCCGTAGTGGAAGCGGAAGACGAAGCCCGCGAGATCCGGCACGCGCCGGGGCAGACTCCAGGACAGGATGCTGCCGCTGATGGACAGGTCCTCGATGTCCGGCGGCGGCGCCGTCTTGCCCTCCACGACGTGCGCGACCTGCAGCCCCCAGTCGCTGACCGCAAGCGTGCTCCGTGAACGCGCACGGATGTAGATCAGCGCACGATCTTCGAGGCCGACGAGCAGAGCCTGAGTCGTGTCGCCCTGCACTACCACGCTCTGCCAGATGCCGTCCGTGACTCGGCGGTACTGAATCTCGACGGTGCCGCCTTGTGTGATCGACGCGTCGGCGATCGCCCCCCAGATCACGCGCACCGCATTGACGATTGTGCCGTCCGTCTGAACGATCAGTTCGTCCTCTCCGCTGCGAATGGCAGTGATAGTAGGTGGGTAGATCTCCCAGGGCCGTGGCAGGGTGGAGTTGCTCGCATAGCCTTGAGGGACGAATGCGGCACCAGGTTGAAAGATCGCGGCGCTGTTCTCCTTCAGGGTCAGCTCGATGAACCCTCCCGGGATAAAGCGGCGCCCTAGGATGCGAAACTCCTTCGCGCTCCAGCCATAGCGCGGCATGGTCATCGTCACGCCATCGAAGAGCTGCAGCGGGTAGGCGCGCATCTTGAACGGCAGCGTCACCGTCATCGGGTCGCGGCCATCGCGCAGCATGATCCCCGCGATGTGATTTGCCTGCGGCGCGTAGAACACGGCTGGCATTGACACTTCGATGGGAAGCTCAGCCCCATCGTCAGCGATCAGCGCTGGTCCCTTGAAGGGCGAGATCGGCGTGAGAACGTAGTTCGCCGCCGCATCCCATATGCGCGCGGAGATCGTGTTGACCTTGTCGTTGCGGGGCCTATGCGGGCTCACGTTGCTCGCGTTGAAGCTGCGGGATCCGTTGCTATCCACCACCGAGATCGCGAGATCCTCCTGAGTCAGGTGCATGACCGGCAGTTGATAGACGCCTGCGCGCAGGAAGAACTCGCCCGCGGCATAGGCCCACTCGCCGCCCATGGCCTGCGCAAGGTCGTCGAGAGCATCGCGCGCCGGCGTGCCGAACGGGAACACGCAAGCGCCTCGGAACATGGAGACCCAATCGCTGCCGGTGTAGCTGATGCCCGGTTCGCAGGCGTTCGCCGCTGCGGCAATGCGCGCATCCTCAGCGGGGGTGATGGCGGTGCGCTTGCCGAAGTGCGGATGCGTGAGGATGTGGCGCATCATGAGGGGCGGCGTCTCGGTGAAAAGGGTCAGGCCATTGCGCGGATCGAAGACCCGCCCTCCCCGCATCAGGGCGGTCACTACGGGCACGCTGCTCGGGAACGCGGTGTCGTCGAAGAGGAACTCGCAGATCACGTAGGTGATGCCCTCCCCGCGATGCTGCGGCGTCCAGACGCCGGGGAAAAACTGCTGCAGGCGCAGGTCCGCCTGCTGGCCAGGGGCGCCCAGATACCAGCGCACGATGGCCTTGCTGTCGAGGTACTGGTACTGGTAGGAGTGGTAGTAGGCCCAGCTCGGATCGAAGTCAGGGACCGTGAGGACGTTGCCCTCCAGGGTGAAGGCGACGGGGCCGATGTCGCGCTCACCGCCGGCGCTGTCGCGCTCCCGATGCACGGACAGCGACCCCGCGAGGGGCACGTGGTCGAGGATGGTGACGGCGCCCGTGAGGGCAGCGCCCGGTCCGAGCGCTGCCGGGACCGACTGGGTCACGATGCGCGCGTAGGGGGCACTGAGCACATTGCCGTCGGCGTCGAGCGACACCGGCACATCGTTGAAGAAGATCTGCTCGATGCCGTCGCATTCGTGGCCGGCCATCGCGAGGCACATGAAGAAGCGCTCCTTCGTGGCGCCGTGGCTGCCCTTGAAGAGGACCGTGCCACCTTTGCGTACGCGGCCGAGGACCAGTTCTCGCGACCCGAGAGTGTCCGCCAGGTTCACGAGCCGGTCGACGCGCGATGCGTCCGCACGCGCGCGCGCCGCCCGTTCCTGCTTACGCTTCTGAAAGCTGGAGAACGCCATTGTCCCGAGCAGAACGACCGCGTTCGAGATGAACACCACGGCCGCCGAGGTGGCTGCCAGGCCAGTAATGGCCGCTATGGCGGGAGCGATGATGGTCGGCATCAGATCTTCCAGGCGAGGATCGCCGTGTCCATGCCGACGAACTCGATGCCTTCGGTGCCGGCGCTCATGGCATTCGTGCCATTGCAGATCGCGAGGACCTTCCGGCCCTCATTCATGACGAGCACCACGTCGCCAACCGCCGCAAAGGCCGGCGCGACCGGCTCGCCCCACGCCTGCGTCGCCAGCCCTTGCGCGCCACCGTGGAGCTCCAGGAGGCGCTGGGCTTCGAGGGCCGTGCTGTAGCCGCGATACGCATGCGCCGCATCGCTTTCGGTCATCGCGAGCACGGCGTCCGCCGAGAATAGGCAACAGTCGTTGCGACCCCACTCGAACGGCATGCGTTCGCGCTCGCGCCCGAAGGCGGCCAGGCGCAACTGCCAGTCGAACCTGCGGCGCCTTGTCATGTCTGTCCCAACTGGCGCGGCGCGGGTTGCCAGCTCTTCGAAGGCCAGACCACCGGCTGGCCGGCCTGCGGGACGACCTGGTCGAAGAAACTGTCGCCGGGTGCAAGGGACTGCTGGTCGGAGTCGCTGTATGTGAGCGGCGAGCCGCGCAGGAGGTCCACGGCCGAACTCTCCGCTGTCACCTGTATCGCGCAGGAATCACCCTTGTCCTCGATGCTCATGGTGTCGAGGCGGCCGACCCAGTCGATGGGCGCGTCCACGATCACACCGGCTGCGTTGATGATGGCGGTGCGAATGGTGAGCGGCGTACCCTGCACAACGGCAGCATCATCGAGGGCGAGAGAGATGGCCTCTGGACGCACGCCAGCGATCTCAAGCGAAAGGCCCTTGGTCTCCCCCGGTGAGTCGTCGATCTGGGAGATGGTGCCGAGACCTGCGGCACCGAGGTACTCCACCCCATCCCAGACGAGCGTCATGTTCGTCGTATTGAGCGCGATCGTGGCCGTCGGGAATTCCATCAGTACGAGGGTTGCCAGCCCGACGGTGGGCGCGCTCAGCGCCGCCAGGGTGTCAGCGGAAAGCGTTCTCATCCGATCCGCTCCCGGAAATCGAAGCTCACCTCGGACACGAAGCCGGGGATGAACTGGACCTTCGAACTGCTGATCAGCTCGAACTCAGCGGTCGGGTGGTCCCAGATCACCGGGGCGTTCAAAGCGATGGGCTTGCGGACGCGATTCCCGAGCTTCACCACGCCCCGCCCCGCGCCGTCCGCGACGCAGTCCTCGGCCACCATCAGCAAGAGGCCGCCCGCACTGAAGAGGTCGCCCTGGAGCAGTGTGTAGTCCGGCGCACCCCAGATCACGATCTGGCTCGCGGCCACGAGCGCGCCGTCCGTCACGGGATTCCCGCGCAAGGTACCGCGCGGCTCGGTCCTCACCAGGTGCCCCAGGTTCACAGTGTTCACCCGGCCGCGCAGCGCACCCTTGAAGCCCTCAACCTCTGCCGCGTCCTCGTGGGTCGGAATCGCGATGGAGACGCTGGCGAACCACCGGTCGTTCATGAGGTCGACGGTCTGGTCGCTGCCGCCGTATGGCGAGTCATATGACTGCTGGTTGACGGACGAGTCCAGCCAGAAGTTCACCGGATCGCTGAAGGCTTGCGGGAGCGCGATGATCGTCATGACGCCGCTGCTCCACCGTAACGACGGCTACGCTCCAGGGCCGCGGCGATCTGGCGCTTCGTGCTCTCGTTCGAATCGCGCAGCATGCTCGCCGTCACGATGTCGCCGACGTTCTGCGTGAGCTGGATGATCACGTTTTGGCCCGCTCCCGGCCTGTTCTGCGCGGCAGGGATGATCTTCTCGCCCTTGTGGATCACCGCGACCATGTCGCGGGGCACGTAGTCCGTGCCGGTGTCGAACTTCATCAGGCCGCTGAGCCACCCACCGAAGCTTGAGGCGATGGAGCCGAAGAGGTCCCCCGTCGTGGACCCCGAGGCACCGCCAGTGCTGCCCGAGCCGAACAAGCCGCCAAGCAGGCCGGTACCGCTGCCGCCCTTGACCAGATCGCCGAACAAGCTGCGCGTGATATCCGCCGCAGCGGCCTCGGCGGCCATGCGAATGAGCATCTTCTTGAAGCTGTCGCCGATGTCCTGAAAGTTGCCCTCCAGCGCCGAAGCGAGCCCCTCGCCCAGCTGGTCCTGGATGTTCTCCGCAGCGCGGCGGCCGAAGCTGTCGAGGTCGCCGCCGAGCTTCTTCTGGGCCTCCTGGTACTCCGTGGCCGCCTTGTCCGACGCACGGAAAAAGGTCGACGCGCTGATGTAGTTGGCTTGGTAAAGCTCGTTGAGGTGCTCCAGCTCGGCGTTGTACGCTTCAAGCGGCGTGCGGGTTTCCTCGAAGACCCGCTTCGCGTCGTCCTGGAGTGCGAAGACACGGCGCTGCGCCTCTTCGCGGTCCTGTGTCGCCTTTTTCTCGGTCTCGGTGCGCTCCTTAAGGATGTCGATCTGTGCCGCTTCGCGGAGGATCTTCTGCTTCTCCTCCTCGGTTACCACGCCGCCCTCACGCCGGATTCGCTGTATCTCGGCCAGGGCGACCTCCACGCGACTCAGATCCTCGACCCGCTCCTTTTCCTTTGTGAGCGATTCGACGTAGCGCTTCGCGTCTGCTTCCAGATCCTTCGGCTTCTTCTCTTTGCCCCCGCCGCCACCGGCCGCGACTGGCGCCGCCGTCCGGCCGGCGCTGAGATCAGGAATAAAGCCACGATCCTCCCGCCGACGGTTGGGGTCCGAGGCCGGGTCGGCCGCATTGGCCAGCCCTTTGAGTTCCTCACTTGCTGCGGCGGCCGTCTTTTGAAGTGCTTCGATCTTGCTGCGATAGGTTTCAAGGCGGCGCTGAGCCATCTCGTTCTGTGGGTCGCGCTGCAACTGAAGTTGCACTCCATCCATCAGCCCCTGGATTCGGCGCATCTCGCTGGTGGCATCGTCCGCGCGACGCTGTGCAGCTCCGACTTCATCGATGCCGAGCGTGCGGGCGAAGCCACCACCGATCGTCACCAGAATCGCATTGAGCAGTCCGGCTTCCTTCTTCGCCTCGATCATTTGCTCGGTGATGCGCACGAGTGACTTGATGAAGGGTCCACCCAGTGCGATCGCCGCGGCTTCCGATGACAGTCTCAGCTTGGTGATGTTGTCATTGAGCGTCGCCGCATCCTTAGCAAGGTCGCCGCCGTAGATCGCGCCGAGCTGCTCGGCTTCCCGCCGAAGGCGCTCTATCCCATCCCGTCCCTGGTTCAGAAGCGGGATCATGTCCGCACCGCTCTTGCCAAAGATCCGCTGCGCCAGGGCGGCTTTGGCTGCCCCATCCTCATAGCTGCGGAAGCGATCAGCGATATCACCGAGCACCTGGTCGCTACCACGCAAAGTGCCGTCCGCGTTCTTCACCTCGACGCCTAGCGTCTTGAACGTCTCGATGGCTTCCTTGTTGCCGCCCGCCGCTTCGGCCATCTGCTTGCTCAGGCGCCCCACGCCGGTCGCGATGGCCTCCAGCGGAGTGCCCACGGCCTCGCCGGCGAATCGCAGTTCGCTCAGGCGCTCGACGGTGATGCCGGTCTTCTCGCTCAGGTCGTCCAACTGGTCCAGTATCTTGAGCGCCTGCAGGTTCTCCACTGTCGCGAATGCGCCGGCGATCCCCGCGACTACAGCCGTGACGCCACCAAAGCGGGCGGCGAGTCCGCCGACCTTGCCGGTCAGGCCGTCGATCGATCGGCTCACGCTGGCGAAGGCCGCCTTCGAATCGTCCTTGCCGGCGAGGACAATCTCCGGGCGCATCGGATTTCCCACTACCTATGCCTCCGCGCGTTGAGCGCCTTGATCTGAAGGAGCCGCTGGCGGCGTGTCGAGGGCACCGGCGCGGACTCCGCCCACGGATCTGTCGTGATGAACTCGGACGCCGCCCAAGGCTTGCCGCTCGCGCGTGTGCTGGGCCCCTGGAGCATCGTCGCGAGAAGCTGCCCATGGCGAAGCCGCTCTGCTGCTGGATGCATCTCCTCGAGCCTCATGAACACCTGCCATTCCCCGAACTCCCGCGCGCTTATGCGCTCACCCAGTTCTTCTACGGAGCAGCGCATCCGGTCAGCGAGCGCGAATGCGAATCGCCGGTCCGGATGCGCCCTTAGTTTTTTTCCAGCTCTGCCTGATCCTGGCCGGACAGACGCATGGCGGTGTTGAAGAGGACGAAGGCCTCGGTGCGGTGCTTCGCGCCGAAGATGTCCCACTCCGCCGCCGACATCAGTGGCTCGCCGTCACCGTCGACGACGCATGCCGCGAGGACCCGCGGGAGCGCGAGACTGCCGGCGCGCACGCGCGCCTCGTCCTCGGGTTCGCCTTCGCGCGGCGCGCTGGCCAGTCGGTTGAGCGCGTCGAGCTGCAGCCGCTCGCTGAGCCGGAGACCGCGAACGACCACCTCCCCACCGAGCCCGTCGACCTGCACAGCCTCCTTCGGCAGCGTCGGCACCTTGATCTGCGAACGATCGAGCGCCATGGATCAGGCCGCCGGCGCTGCGTAGGGCAAGAGGAGGCCGCGCACGTCAATGCTGGCCGGCGTCGTGACGGCCTGGCCTGCGCTGCCGTTCGGAGCAAGGCTCGCCGTCGGATACCCCGAGAAGAGCACTTCGGCCCCATCCGCGAAACCGAAGCGCACAGCGCGGATCGAGCGCGTGCGGCCGGCGGCATTGAAGGCCTTCAGCACCGGGTCGTTCGGCAGCCACAGCGAGCCGAGCGTGAACACGAGCGGCGATTCGTTGCCGGGGATATTGAAGCCGCGACGCGTGTGGATGGTCTGGACGAGTTGCTTGTCAGCCTCGCCGCCGGCAGCGCTGACTTCGGTGATGGTGTCGGCGCTGGCGCCGAACGTGATCTTCTCAGCCGTGCCCGAGATGAAAGTCGCAAACAACGTGGAGTCCACTCCCTCCAGCGCAAACGTCCCGGTGTCGGGGTCCGCGACGCGAGCCACCGCGTAGTTCAGTTCGCGCATGCCCTGGATCTTGAGCAGGAGATAGTCGCCCTCCTCGAAGCCATGGGTCGCGGCGGAAGCTACGGCAGGATCTGCCTTCGAAATCGCGGTGATGGTCTTGGCGGGCCCGAGTGCGGTCTGCACGTCGACCGCGACATCGGACCAGAGTTGGATGTTGTCCATGAGTTGCTCCGTTCAGAGTGCTTGATCCGGCGCCCCGCGCCGGGTGTAGTACGTGATGCGCCAGGTCTGCACGACCATGGCGCGGGGGTCTTCGCTTTCGCCGCTAGTGACCAGTCGAGAGCCGGTGAGGCGTGCGCGGCCGGGTCTCGGGTAGGCGAAGGTCGCCGCGCCGAGGCAGAGCTCGACCTCTGCGGACAGGCTGCGCGCTCTCTGGGCGTAGCCCGTGCCGCGGCTGGCCACCGACGTGATCTCCAGCGCGAAGAGTCGCTCATCGAGTCCGCCAAGAGTGGCCGCCTGGACGTCTTCGCCCTCCGGCGACTCGCCCACCACCAGGGCGGGCAACTCGTTCTCCTGCAGGGGATCGAGGCGGTCCAGGAAGACGCGGTGCTGAGCCAACGTGCCGGCCGTGCCAAGTGCCGCACGCACCGCTTCCAGAATGGCCTGTTGAGCGTGATCCATGTCAGGCGGCCCGGCGCAAGCGAAGAGTTTGCCAACCGGTGCCGTCAGGCATGGGCTCGACGACCTCATAGGTGACCCCGCGCACGGTGAACATGGCGCCGTTGGTAGCGCCAGGCGCATCCGCCACCGCACAGTGCAATGCCGGACCGCTGCCACCTGCCAGCCCATCAAGCGTCGCCCCGTACTCCTTGTCGAAGATCACCACGACAGGCGTGGCCACACCTCCGCCCGCCGGGACATAGAGCGCCTCTTCGGCGAACTCGTCCTGGTCGAGGAAGGAGTGGAAATCTTCGGTGAAGGCCATGGCCTGTATGCGGGCTCGGCCTCAGGGGGCAGGTGCGGGCGCGGGCGGCGGGGGCGGCGGGGGCGGAGGCGGTGCGCCACCCCCTTCTGCCTTCTTGTCCTCGACGAGTTCGGCCAGGCTCTTCGGCAGCTCGCCGTCCACGTGGAACGTCTCGCCGGCCTTGAACTCGATGCGGCTCAGCACGAGGTAGGTGTTGCCCTTCCCCTGCTGCTGGATCGCATGCTCGCGCTTTGCGGCCTGCTTCTTGGTCAACTTGACCACGGCGCCGGCGTTGAGACCCACCGGGGCGACGGCTGTGTATTGCTGCATGGAATGCTCCTGGTCCGTGCGAAAGGAGGGGATCAGGTCAGCGTGACCAGGGCCGCGCGTTGCCAGTAGCCGTAGCCGACATTGCGGATCGCCTTCACACCGTACTGGTGCTTGTCTTCCTTGAACTCCAGCTCGGAGCCCTCGGCGATCGCCTTGACCGTGACGCCTTCCTCCTCCTGGCGGATGAAGCCCTTGGTCTGGCTGTCCGTGCGGAACGTCGCGAACTTCGTCGTCCAGGGCAGGCGCGCATTCGTCGCCATCCGGATGGTGAAGCCGCCAAGTTGGCCCACCGTGAGGATGTTGTTGCTCCGCGAAGTGCTGCCGTCGACGATGATCTGGGATCCCAGCGCGCCAGCGGCGGGCGTCATCAGCGAGATCGGGACCATGATCAGGAACTCGCGAGCCGTTTCGTTCATCGGCTCGCCCTGGTCATCCTTGAAGCCCAGAATGGCAGTGACGCTGCGCATGATCGCGGTCTCCATCTCGCCGGCGGTTGGCGCCGCGGGCGTGGCCACGTCGACCGACAGGTCGTTGTCCTGCGGGCCGCTGTCGCCTTCGGCATGGTCGGTGTCGAAGAAGTACTGCCCGTCGTAGCACACCGAGGATTCCGCGTTGACGATGAGCGTGCTCAGCAGCTTTGCCCAGTGGCTGTTCGTGCGCTCGGCCATCTCCCGCACGCGGACCATCACCTGGCCGGTCTTGTCGCGGCGGATCTCATCGACGAGCACTTCGAGCGTCGCCTCGAACTTCTTGTTGACGATCGTCAAGCCGTTCTCGCGGAAGCCCTTCGCCTGGCGGCCGCCGATCCACTCGCGCATCGCCGGCGCCATGCCCAGCCATTTGTAGGTTTCGGATTCCTGATCGGAATCGAAATAGTTCGACACCGCAGCGATCCACGAGGCGCCGAGTTCCTGCTGGAGCGTGTTGTAGAACTCGCCGATGATGGCGCGGCTGGAGAGGGATGATGCACCCATGATCTACTTCCTTGAATGTTGAAGAGGGGTCAGGCCGGCGGGTTGTTGCAGTCGAACGCGACCACGCACACGCCGCTTTCCACCCACCGCGAGACGCGGCCGATGATGGTGTTGGTGGACGCGGTCAGCGTGAACGTGTCGTCGTCGCTTGCATAGACAAGCGGCCCGTCGTTGGCAGTGATTGCCGTGGCGCCGGCGACCGGGATCTGCACCTGTCCACGGCGCCGCGTGCGTACGCGCTTATCGCCCGCCGCGCCAGCGCTGTTGTCGACGATGGTCTCGGCAAAGCCAAGGAAGGGGTCGCCCGCCTGGAGTGGTCGCGCATAGCCCGAACCGTTCTCGCCCACGGCGGCGCCCTCGTAGATGATGTCCGCTGCGATCACCGGGTACTCCTGGATATCGCCAAGCTCGTAGGGACGCGCCTTGTTCGCCGCCAGCGTCGTCATGCCGATGCCGAGCAGCATCCAGTCGCTCGGGTTGACGGCGCCGAGCAGACTCGACACACGGAGCGCGTCGGCGCCCTGCGGGGCGGCGAGCGCAACGCCCGCTAGGACGATCGCCAAGACGGCGGCGATCAGGCCGATGTGACTGATTTTCATGAGCTTTTCCTGGGAGTTGAGGGGTGTGATGCGTGCCGGGTTCAGGACTTCTTCATGACCTTGGCCTGGCCGGCAGCGGTCGCGCGCTCGTAGGCGACGTAGGCGCCCAGGCTCGAGAACTCGGCGTGCAGCTCGGCGGACGCTTCCCATTCAGCCTTGCAGCGCTCTTCGAGCGGCAGCTTGGCGCGCTCAGCGGCGGCTGCCGCAGCCTGCGCCGCGGCATCCGGCTTGACGGTTGCGCCAGGCGCGAGCGCCACGACGCCCGGCGCATCGCTGCCCAGTGCCGCAGCCTGCGTCTGGCGCGTCTTCTTCTCGGCGGCGAGGACCTGCAGTGCCGCGTCGCCGCCGCTGGTCTTGCCGTCGAACTTGAGCGAGTCGATGAGAGCCTCGTGGCCGGGGATCAGCGCTCCCTCCACTGCCTTGATTCGTGCACGCTCCTCGGAGGCGCCCGTGGTGCGGCCCTCGTCGAGCAGTGCCTGGACAAGCTCGGGCGCCTCGGCCGCGAGCTTTTCGCGAGTGATCGTCATGGATGTGACTCCTGGGGTTGGTAGGTGAACGGTGCGGCCCGACGCAGCACCGGCGCGGTCGCGATTGAGTTGCTCGATCAGCGCGTCGAGGGTGGAGACACCGTCCACCAGCCCGGCCGCGATGGCCTGCTTTCCGATGAAGACGCGGCCCTCGGCCATGTCCTGCAAGACCTTCTCTTCGCTGACGCCGCGGTTCGCAGCAACGTTTGCCACGAACAGCGAGTACATGTAGTCGACCTGCTCCTGCATGGTCTGGCGTCCCGACTCGCTGAGCGGTCCGTACTGGCTGGCGATGCGTTTGAACTTGCCTGCGAAGATCTCGGTTGTCTTCACGCCGCGTTGCTCCTCGGCCTTCGACACGTCGACATGCGTCGCGACGACACCGATTGAGCCGACACCAGTGGTGTCGTCTTCGATGTAGATCTGCTGGCCAGCGGACCCGACCCAGTACGCCGCGCTCAACATCATTCCACCGCCCAGCGTGGCGACCGGCTTCGTGTCGCGCGCGCTGCGGATCACGTTCGCAAGCGTCTGCGTGCCGTCGACGGTCCCACCCGGGCTGTCGATCGCCATGACGATGCTGTGCACTGACGGATCGGCGAGCGCAGCTCGCACGTCGCGCGCGATGAGCTCGGTGGACGCGCCGCCGGAGATCTGCATGAAGAGGTTCGCGCGCTTCGCGATGACCCCTTCAACGGGGATCACCGCCACGCCGTCGACTATGTCGAAGGCCTTCGGTTCGTTCGCGAGCGGGCGCCCCAGCCGCGCCTCGACTGCGCCGATATCGATCTTCTCGCCGCGCATGTGCGTCGCGTAGATCGCCTGGATCTCAAGCAACTTCGAAGGCTCGATGGCCCAGGGAGCGGTGAGAACGTCGAGGAGTTTCATTGAGGCACTGTGTGGATCAGTGCCGGGAATGTAGAAAACTTACGCTGTCTCAAATAGGGCAAATTGAGACTACTCGACCACGGCGGCCTTCTTCGTGACGGTTTCGTCGTCGGACTCCGGTTCTGCCGGCGCAGCCGCAGCGGCCGGCGCGGCGGGCATTGCAGTCCCGTCTCGCTTCTGCGCCTCGACCTCGCGCACGCGCTGCCGGTGCTTGACCTCCCATGGAATGCCGTCGTGCAGGATGCTCTCTGCGTCGAGCGTGCTGATTTCCATATCGACGCGATCGCGCGCTGCTTTCACTTCCTTGCCCGGATCAATGGAGCCCGGACCGTCACCGGTCCAGACAGAGCCGCACCAGGCCGCCCGCACAAGGTCATCCGCGAAGAAGCCCGGAGCCGAGATGCGGCCCTCCGCGACCTCGTCAGCAAGCCACAGCTCCACCACAGGCTGGCAGAGGTTGGTGATGGTGTGCTCGCGGCGCGCACGAAAGAACTTCCACGCCATGAGCAACGCGCCGCGTGCTGCGGTGTAGCTGCTCTGGAAGTGCATCACGAGCACCTCGTAGGGCAGTTCGAGCGCCACCCCGATCTGGCGCAGGATCGCGAGCACGAACGGATCGAACTGGGGATTCGGCCGCCCCGGCGTGTGCGTCTGGATCTCCTCGCCGGGGAGCAGGTTGACCGCCTTGCTCGTGCCGAGTTCGCCGTTGTTGAGCGCGCCGTCCCATTCCGTCGCCTGCTTCACGATGCTCTCCTGCGCATCGTCGTCGAAGAGCTTGTCGAAGGCTTCGGCGTCCATCTTCACAAACACGCTGAAGATGGCCGAGTCCACAGCCGCTTTCAGTTCGGCGTCGGTGTACCTGCTGAGCTGCTTGAGCGGCTCCAGGATAGGTGCGATCCAGGGAACTCCTCGTACCTGGCCGGGGCGCAGCGTCTTGAAGCTGTGGAGAACGTTCCGGCGGCCCGTCTTCTCGCCGCGCATGGCCACGCGCTGCCAGGTATTGCCGGCACTCCGAAAGTCACCGGGATGCTTCTTCGCGATATGCACTGCCACCGCTTCATTCGTCTCTGGCGCCAGTTCGATGCCGTCGATCAACGTCTCGGTGTCCGCCTTGTAGTCGGGGTTGCAGACCTGGTCGGCCTCGATCAGTTGGAGTGCAAGACGGGCAGGTCGACCTGCGCGAGCGATGCGCGGCGTCACGACGAATGAATCGCCGCTTTCCAGCTCGGTTCGGAAGCTCAGTTCCTGGATCTCGTAGAAGTTGAGGCGACGACCCACGTCGCAGTCCTTCGACTCGGCCCAGGCCTTGAAACGTCGAGCGGTGTCGGCGCTCCACGCCGTTGCCTCTTCTTCGGTCAGGCCAAGGGCGGCGGCATCGATCGCGGGCGTGTAGGTCAAGCCGGTGCCCACCACGTGACTCACCGTGGTGTTCATCGCACCGACGGCGATAGGCGCGTTCCGGAACTGGTCCCTGCTGCGGGCCCGCAGCATGGGTAGATCGCCAATGATGTCCGACGTGGGCGACCCTGCGCCGACGCGCCAGTTGGCCAAGCTCTTCTTGTCGATCCTGGCACCGGTGTATCCGCCCGCCAGCGCGAGGTGCGCGCGGTGCACCATGCGCTGCTTCGCGACCGCCGGAGCAAAGTACGCAATCGCCTTGTCCAGCAGGTTCTGCTGCACGAGCGGGTGGCGGCCGATTCGCTTTTCTTCAGCCATCACCGGCTCACGATCGTGCGTGCCCGGCCGCGCCCCGCTGCCTGAGCGTTGGCCGTCGTGAGACGCTGGGACCACAGCTCGATGCCCTGCTGAATGTCGCCCAGGTTGGCGCGAGTCAATTTTCTTCCGGCGATTTCGTACGACTGGTTCAGCAGAACAGCGGCCTCGGCCGCGATGTAGAGGTCGAGCTGCTGCTGGGCGAGGGCGGGACTGAAGGCGGGCATGGATGCTCCATTGGCGATGCGCAGTCTATGAATGAAAGGTCGTCTCAAATAGGGCAAATTGAGACGACTACGGAGGTGACCGCCGCTTCATGTGGCGGTAGAGGGTCGCGCGGCTGACGCCATACCGTTGCTGCAGCTCGTCGTCCCGAAGGTTGCTCACTGCGTCGATCACGAACTGCTTGCGCTCGTCCGAGCTGAGACGCCGCTGCTTGCCCTTGGCCACAAACCACCGTCGGCCGCCGAACTGCTCGCGAACATCGGTCTCGACACGTTTCACCAGATCCGGCGCCAGGTTCGGCACCACGAGGGCGACCATGCGAAGGATCTCGCGCACGATATCGGCGTCGTCGGCGCCCGTGCTGCTCTGCTCCGTAGGTGCGGTCACTGGCCGCCTCGCTTCGTGCCGGTCAGCGAAATGCGCCCGCCTGGACCGCGCTGCTTCACCACGATCGATTCAGCAAGCGGGACGGCGGGCGCGGCGACTGCACCTGGCGACGGTTCCTGGAAGAGATCAAGCTCGCGCGGCGCAATGCGCTGCTCGCGCCGAGCCCAGCTAGGCTCGCGGTACTTGTCGATGCCCAGGTAGCAGGCTGCCGCGTATGCGTAGACCATGCAGTCGCTCGCCTCTTCGCGTTTGCCCTGCGGGGTGATCCAGCGCATGAACGGCTTTCCCTGCACGACGACCGGCAACTTCCTCGCGGCGGTCATCTGCTCGAACTCGTCCGTGGTCTCGAACGCCTTCGGCACGTGCACGAAGCCGCCCGCGCCGGCGACCGTCAGGCGCATGCGGCCGTAGAGCAGATCCTTCGCGGTGTCGGTCCCAATGGGCCAGAGCTTGACGCCGCGCTCGATCTTCTGCCCATGCCAGTCGACATCCTGGAGCGTCGGCTTCCCGAGAATCGGCGCACCCGCCTTGCTCGCGCCCTTGATCGCCAGCACGTGCGAGCGAGAGTGATTCCGGCAGTAGGTATACGCGGCGTGCGTGTTGTGGCCGCCGGTGTCGACGCAGGTCGCCTCGATCAGCACCTGGTTGCCGCTCGCGTGCATGATCGGCGTGCGACGGATCTCGGTCAGCCTGGTCCACGGCGAACCGGGGGCACCCTCATCGAGGTTCGGATCGCCGAAGATCACGTGCACTTCGACCAGCCAGCTCTCCTCGCCGCGCCCGTAGGCCCAGATCCGCGCTTCGAGTCGATCGGGCTGCGTGTCCACCCCCATGGTGACCATGAGGCCGCGCAGCGGGACCTTGCCGGTTTCGTACGGCTCTGCCCGCCGGCGCAGCGTCTCGCTGTCCGCCCCGGTGCCGTCCTCTTTCCATGTTTCCGCCAGGCTCGAATTCACGAACTCCTTCAGCGGCGCGCTGTTCCCTTTGCGCTTCTCCACTTGGGCGGTGTCCCACTTCTCGACGAGCGCCGCCCATGACCGCCAGCCGAGAGGGCTGTAGAGCTTGTTGAGCTGGAAACCGGCACGCCTGCCTCTGCCCGCCCCAGGCGCTGCAGGTATCCAGATCCCCTCGCGCAGCATGAATTCCTTGTTGTGCTCCTCGATGGCCGCCCCGCACTTGATGCACACATAGACGGCCGTCTCCGGCCGCGCCGCGCCCTGCAGCGTCCGTAGCCATTTCAGGCCGTGCTCCGTTTCGGCTCCCCACACGAGCACCTGGCGCTCGCCACAGTGCGGGCACGGGACGTGGTAGCGCCGCTGGTCGCTGGCGAGGTACTCGGTCTCGATGGCGCTGGCACCGCGAACGGTCGGCGTGCTCGCGATCACGAGCTTGCGCCGACCGAAATTGCTCATACGCTCTTCGAGCAGCGCGAGCGGCGGACCCTGGTTGTCGACGTCGGCAGGCCACTTGTCGACCTCGTCGGCGGCGGCGAAGCCGAGCGGCTTGGAGGCCAGCGAACTGGCGCTGTTCGCGCCGCCGAAGAACACCGCGAATCCACCCTTGATCGATCGGGCCTTCCAGGTGCTCGACTCGTCGCGGCTGCGCTGCACCGTCACCAGGCCGTCCATTGCCGGCGTCTGCTGCACCGTCGGCAGGAAGCGCAGGCCGCTGTGTTCCTGTGCGTCCTGCAGGGTCGGCTGCACCATCATCATGTCCTGCGGTTCCGTGTGGATCCGCTGCATGATGGAGTTGTAGATGACCTCCGTCTTGCCGAGCTGCGTCGCGAACATCAGCACGATGCGCTCGTACGGCGAGAAAGAGCTCACGCAGGTCATCGGCTCGACCAGGTACGGCGTCCGCTCGTTGCGCCACTGGCCGCGCTCCGGGCCTTTCGCGATGCGGCGGAACTTCTGCGCCCACTGTGCTGTGTCGACGTGCGGCGGCGGCCTGAGGTAGCGATCCCTGCACCGATCGAGAATCTCGACGGCGCGGAGTTCGTCGCCCGGCAGGTCGCGAGCGCTCATTGACCCGGCTCCAGCTTGCGCACCTCGGCGCTGGCCAGCGTCTCCAGCGCCTTCCGATGTTCCGCGTCGAGCATCTGCTCGATCTTGAACACGTCGCTCTCCGCTGCCAGCAACGGAGCCAGGCGGGCGCGCACCTGGAGGAGGTGCTCGCGCGCCGACGCGAGCATGGCCGACCACACGCCCTCGACCGCGGCGACGCTGATCAGGTCGCGTCGCTGCTCGGCCAGCCGCAGCTCGGCGAGTTCGGCATCCGCTGCTTCGCGTCGCCCGCGCCACATCGTGTAGTCGTCGGGCGGCGTCGGCTCCGCGCGAGGTGTCGTCGGCGCCGGAGGCTCGGACAGCAGGTCAGGGGTGTCCACACGTGTGGACGCTTCCACGGCCACCTCCGCCGGCGCAGGCTTCGAACCGATCCGGGCGCGGCTGTTCTGCGCCCACTGGATGTCCGCCACCGTCGGGTCGATCAGTCCGTCGATCAGGCTGATCCGCTTCGCCTTCACGGCCTTGTGCACCGCGACGGCCGAGCAGCCGCGATGCTTGGCGTATTCCGCCTGCGTGATCAACTTAACTTCGGCCATGCGACTTAACCGTCCGATTAACAAAGTTGGCGGCCGTGCACTAGCGCGACAACGGGGTTCGAATTACC